CGGATACACCGGTTACACTGGAGTTACAGGGTACACTGGTTACACGGGCTTTACCGGATACACCGGTTACACTGGAGTTACAGGGTACACTGGAGTTACAGGGTACACTGGTTACACGGGCTTTACAGGCTATACTGGATACACAGGCTTTACCGGGTACACTGGTTACACTGGCTTTACAGGCTATACAGGATACACAGGACCTACGGGAGCTGGTGCAACGGGAGTCACGGGCTATACTGGGTACACAGGCTTTACAGGGTACACTGGTTACACAGGAGTAACTGGCTATACTGGATACACAGGTTTTACAGGGTACACTGGGTATACTGGCTATACCGGAGTAACGGGGTACACTGGCTACACTGGCTTTACAGGATATACCGGATACACTGGAGTTACTGGTTACACTGGTGTAACTGGTTACACAGGATACACTGGCTTTACTGGCTATACTGGATACACTGGCTTTACTGGCTATACTGGATACACTGGAGTTACAGGACCTACGGGACCAGGGATAACGGGACCGGCATTCACAAAAATAACCGTTGTTGGAGTTACTGGGTCAACGTTAACATCAACCACAACTCCTGGAATCACTGGGTCAACGTACGGAACTTATTACAACTTAACGAATTCCGGAATGACTGGATTGGGATTACCGGCAACTCCTGCGGGAGACACGGGTAATTACTGGGTTCTTCGCAATAATACGACTGCGTACTTATCTCTAACTGTAACTAATCCTTCAAACTTGGCGAGTCCACTAGTCATTCCACCAAGCAATTCGTCAACAATTGTGGTTTCAGGTATCGGTGGAAACACAGGATATATTCTGTTTTAAATTGATAAGATAAGTATGTCGTTAAGCGGCACCCAATCCAAAAACTTGTGGCAGTTTTCTCCCCAATCTATTCCTGGTCTTTCCTTATGGTTAGATGCGGCAGATTCATCAACAGTTACTGGCACTTCACCTGTAACTGCTTGGAACGATAAGTCGGGTAACGGAAAGAATGCAACTGCTACTGGAACAACTATAACTACATCAACACTGAATGGATTACCAGCAATTAACTATTCTGGAGCGTCTTGGTTGACTGCACCAGTTACATCGGGTGTCGCTGATCCATTTACGATTTTTGCAGTATTTAATGCAACATATCCGATAAATGGTCCATTGTATACAACAAATACAACAACAGACGGGAATGGATTTTTTTTCGATTTAGCTGCCACAAGTGATAGTACTACTAGTCTCAATGATTTTTTACCTCTTGGAGGTTCTTTTCAAACGAATGCTAATTCAACCTTTCGTGGAAATACAACATATGTTGTAAGCATAGTGTCTACATCGGTAAATGGGGGGTCAATTACATTATTCAGGAACGGAACGTCTTATATGTCTGGCACAACAACTGGAAATTTTACTTGGACATCATTCCTAATAGGAAAACGTAATATCCCAAGCGTCCCATATACTGATCAATTTGCTGGTAAGTTCGGAGAATTCATTATTTTTAATTCGGCTTTATCCACCTCTCAACGTCAGCAAGTAGAAGGATATTTGGCGGTGAAATGGGGACTTCAAAGCTCGTTGCTTTCAACGCATCCTTATAATGCTACATCCACTACCCAAAATTACCAACGACCTTTATTCCAACGCACATTTTCACCAGTGGATATTCCCGGTTGCCAGCTATGGTTGGATGCGGCAGATTCATCAAGTATGACGTTCAGTTCTGGGTCCAATATATCGTCTTGGGCGGATAAGTCAGGGAACGGAAATACAGCTACATCGGCAGGAACTGCCAATCCAGTACTTACTCAAAACCTAATCAATGGACTACAAGGGATTTCATTCCCCAATACCGGTACGTCACCAAATCCAACATACTTCTTTGATGGTCCTATTGCATTATCAGGAATTCCGTCAATTACTTATTTTGTAGTATGTGTACCTTCTTCAGTAACCGAGACGGCCGGTTCACCTCGCATTTTAAGTTTGTGTGCATCAAGTCAAGTTGATTATGCTTCTGCCTTATATTTAGTTGCGGTGTATCAGTACCTTAGAAATTTTGGTGCCTACAGACTCAGTGGTGCTTACTTTTATACCGTCGCCTCAGCCAATACGCCGTATGTAATTTCTGGTGTAGCGACATCTGGAAATATTGCTGATTATCTAAATGGCGGAACTGTAACAAATATCACTGGAGTGGGAACGGGAAACTTTTCAGTGTCCCGTTTTAGAATTTGTAATGATTTCAATCCAGCAACTAATTTATTCAACGGAAATATTGGAGAAGTTATTGTATTCAATACTGCTCTGACCGATTCCCAACGTCTGCAAGTAGAGCAGTACCTCGCCAATAAATGGAAACTGGTAGTAAATCTTCCAACTGGTCATCCGGGAAAACTTCTTCCTGCCTTTTCCACAGTATTCACTCCAAAATCTATTTCTGGACTTTCTTTATGGTTGGACGGATCAGATACAAACAGTATGGTTTTCAGTTCCGGAACCAATATGTCACAATGGAGCGATAAGAGCGGCAATGGAAACCATGGTCTCGGAAGAAGTGGGGATGGGACATCCATATCTACAACAGGTGGACCAAATTACGTATCAAGCACCAACGGAGTGACCTTTAACGCGAACCAGTTTTTTATTACATCGGGCTTAACGGTTTCTTCACAAACTCACTGTTTAATTGCTGTTCATAATCCAACGATTACAAACGGAAATGGTACAGGAAATACGCGAATATTCAGTTTTCAGAGTGTCGGTACAATAGTGGTTTTTCCGTATACGAACGGGACAACGCCTAGAGGATATATCGGCAATGTATCTGGAGCACCAGCGTATGACAGTGGTACATTGGTCGAAAATTCAGTAGCAGGTCAGAAGAATTTGATTATTGCGAATATTTCTGCGACCTCTCAATCAATATATAATAATGGAGCTGTACAAACATCGAGAACAGTGTCCCTTGGATCTGCAACAACCGATATATTATCTATAGGAAAGGAATACAGATCGACTATTGGCGATGCTTACGAAGGGTATCAAGGTACAATCCACGAAATGTTGATTTTCAATACTGCTCTGACTGATTCTCAACGTCAACAAGTAGAAGGTTACTTAGCATGGAAATGGGGACCGCAGATATCGTTGCCGGATACACACGCGTTCAAGAAATTCAGGCCTTAGACCTTAGATGCGTGTAAGTTTATGATATTTCCAGAAATGCTGTACGAAAAATAAATACCCGAAAACTTTGACTGAAAGGCGGTGGTTAGAGTCATAATATCCGACCCCGTAAGGTACGAAATATACGACAACATGTCGCGACTCTGACCATCGCAACATGGTGACGGAAGAATTAGAGAAACCGATAGAATCTGGTAATCCACTGGAAATCCAAGCGATGCCCATTGAATGAGATTCTGTTGAATTCCCGATGTACTGGGATTGATAATCGCATTCATGGCGTTTTTATCAGTTGTTTCGGACTGGGCAGTTGTGTCGTGGTACTGTACAAGCTGCTCAATCGTCATAATATATGTAGGTCCCGTAGGTCCCGTAGGGACCATAAACATATCTCCAGTTACACCAGCCATACCCGTAGAACCTGTATCGCCCATTTATGATTATGCATTCACGAATTTCTGTACGATTTTGTGAATAGATAGAGCCGATACACCTGAAGCATCAGAAACAACTTTCATTTGCGTTTTGGTTTTCAGACCCATAATATGAGCAACCACTCCAGCCACAATGGTTTTGGGTGTATGCTCAAACTCGTCCTCGGATTTCGTGGAAATTTCCAGTAGAAGTCCCATGATATTATCACGTTGTTCGTCGTTCAGAGACAGTGAAGCACACAACCTCTCAGCGATTCCAATCTCCGTTTTCAATACCGAATTTTCGGTAGATTCGAAGTGGGTAATCGCTTTACAGAGCGATCGAATATTCACAAGAAACATCTTGGCGATTTCTTCGTGACTGCGCGGGGCATCGTGGTTTCGACACGCTACAAACACTGCGCCTCCCATCATTGACCGACGTGTTTCCCCCCTCACTTTCTGAGCATCTTCAAGTTTCTTGTACAGGCCACAAGCGTCCATAACAATAGCTTTCGGAAGTCCGGCATGTGAACATGAAAGCTGGATAGCGTCAAAGATAGACATCCATGACCGCTGAGAATTTGAGGATAATGACCACGATGAAAGCCGCTGAATAGCTTTCAAACTTGTATCTTTTGACGTTATTCCTCTGAACGACATAATGGAACCGTACGATGATTCGGGGAGAAGGTCTGATGTTGTAAATCCAGTTCGACACTGGTCTCCACCCTTTCCCTGATCATAATTTCGCCATTCGGCTCCTTCATCAATAACTGTTCCCATAACTGTTCCACATACTGTACATACTTGCTCACCTTCGTCAATAATAATCTCGTGTTTACAATCCATTCTTAGTATGTTTCTCCACTATCCTTTTTCGTATCCGTTTTACGCACAGCAAACAAAGATTTCATTAAAGACCACTTTTCCGGAATCATGCGCACAATATGTTTATGGAAATACGAATGGTAGAGAAATTTGATTTTATCGCTCAGTTCTTCCAGGAACAAAAACATCGCAAATGCGAAAAACACGCCGGAAATGTATGTATCAATAAGCACGTCCAACGTCTTACTTATTGGGAAAATAGGAGCATAGTCGCGAATAACATACGTTACCCAAAATGCGACTGTTCCGATTATTCCTAATTCCAGCCCAATATCTCCTAGTTGATACCCTAGTCCCTCCTTCTTCCAATCATCGTCGCAATCATCAAACAGATGAAACAGAAGAATCGACAGCAAAGCTCCTACTACTGTATAAAATGAAGCTAAGATAGTTATATTCAGTGTTCCGCCCACAAATTCCATTATCTATTACCTCTGAAATGAATTCATAAATTCAGGAGTGTAACTCATTGGACGGTAATTGGTTGCGAGCATTTGTCGAGTTCCGTCTCTCGTTTTCACCGGCTTGAGCCATGAAATAAACAGGTATTTTTGCTCAACGACCCATACCCAATACCCAGCTTTCGAGAATTCTTGTACAAGATGGTCGACTGCTTCTTTCAAAGCAAAGAGAGGGTATCCAAACACGTACGACGGTACTTCATACACGATGTACGGTGCATTTGAATTGTGTGCCGAATGACTACGAATCTTAGCTTGAATTTGTACGATAATAGGTCCCATCGCCGCCATCCTGTTTGCTCGTCGTTCTTCTTGTTCATCCCATACGTCGCGCGCTCGCAACATTTGTGCTTACTCTTACTACAAGAATGTCTAGCCCGTTCCGCACACTTGGATTGGGTGGTGGAGGAATGAAAGGTATATTGTTTGTCGGAGCATTACTCGAACTTTCAAAAACTCAGGACCTGGTGTTTCCAGATGGAGTGTATGGCGTTTCCGTTGGGTCTATTGTTGGAGCATATATTGCCTTTGGTCTTACTCTCGATGCAGAGTCCCTGAACGAGGCATTTCAAATTTCAAAATTTGTTCCCGATCTTGATTTCGCACAACTTCCTCAATCTCTAACTCTCAAAGGTGTCTTTTCAATGGACACGTTTGAAAAATCAATCATTGATTTATTTTTATCGAAAGGTGTTGATATCCGCACCAAAAAAATAGGCGATGCACTTATGCCTCTGTATATCGCAGCATCAAACTTGACGAAAGGAAAGCCCACGATTTTTTCCAAAGATGTACCTCTACTTGAAGCCCTGAAATGCTCATGCTGTATCCCTGGTGTTTTTCGTCCGCAAATCATGTACGGACAAGTGTTTGTGGATGGTGACTTGTTTGTTCCGTCCATAGACTACTTCATTCCAACAAGCGACCATGTACTTTGCTTATCTCTGAAATTAAAGATGATTGAGAACAATTTTGAGCCGGAAAAAATCGAAGATATGTCGCCACTCACATACATTCATGATGTGTACACTCTCGTTACCCTAAACTTTTTCAGACAAGTTCGGAAACAGTGTACTTTATCCCTAGCATACCCAAATCTACGCAGTTTTTCAAATATTTCAGATTTTAGTATTCCTCACATCCTTGAAACAGCCGGCGCAGATTTAAGACGCTTTCTCTGCGCCAAGAGCATCCTTCAAGAATCCACGAAAATTGCTGACTGAAGGTATTCCTCGCATTTCAAACAATTTATCCTTTGTTTCAATTTTGAAGGTAGGATAGGCAACAATCTTGTACAGCGCAGCTTTGCCTCTATTTGAATCGGCATTAATGTCTTCAAACGATACAGTTTTTCCGCCATACGTATATCCCGAATTCTCAACCAGCTGTTTTAGCGAAGCCCACGGTACTTTTGCAGTTGTGCAGTGGGGACACCAAGGAGCATAGAAAAACATGAACTTGGCTTGCGTATCTCCCAACTCGGCCGAATCAAGAGGAGGTCTTTGTTCAATCAACTTTGCGCCAGGAAGAATACCTGTCCACAAATAGTATCCTAAAATCACAGTTAGAACTACACATACCGACACAATAAACGCGGTCAAGATGTTATTCATCTTCCTTTCTAAATGACGGGCATAAAACTTTCACCTCGGAGCGCAACGTCTCGTAATACTTGCGGTATGCTTCCTCTGACGTAATCGATGGGTCGCGAATCATCATCCATGCGATTTGGTTCGTTTGCCGCTCTGGCTCGTACTTCTTCGCGACAATCTTGAACCATTGACCATTGTAACAAACAATCGTGGACATCTTCTTCATCTTCTTCTACTCATACATGTAAACCCAGACTTTCGTTTTACACTTAGTTATGTGTAGACACATCGACCGGTTTAAAATCAATGATTTTCTGGATAAATGCATCCATCCACTGTTTCTTGTTGCACGACACCCCAATATCTCCTGCGAAATGGTAGAGTACTACGTTCTCTTCTACGAACTCGGGGTTTCGTCCACCACGCACAAACTGGTCTATTGTAGTTGTGTTGTACATGTTTCGAATAGCGGCGTTAAAAACTATATATGGCTGGTCTAAGCATGATGGGGGATTATACCCTTTCACTGTAATATCGTCATGAATATGTGCGTTTGCCGCAGCAAACATATCTTTGATTTTTAGGCAGTTCTTGAAAAAAAGTATCCCTGAACTGAATGCCGGTTTCGTCAAGTCTATATCTGGATGGTTACCGTACATCCATCCACCATGATATTCTGACGCCAGCGTCATTTCTGGTACAGCGTATACAATATCTCTTTCTATCGGTATATCAAGTATCTTATTGATATCCGAATTAATTAGGATATCGGTATCAATATACAGAATCTTGTCGTACTTATCGACGTAAGGGTAATCAAAAATAAATAGGCGAGAACGAGCAGCATCCATTAATTGGTGGACATCAAGATACCATAAATTAAAGAAAAATTCTAACGGCAATATCTTTTCGCCAATAGCGTCATTCATTGACGTATGAGTTAAAAGTAAAAAGTCGGTAGTTTCTGGATTAAATGCTCCCTTCAATTTCATAGATTTCAAAAGAAGTGCTAGTAAATCCATATATCCTGCATCACGGAATACACAACAATAAACCAAGTTCTTCATTACGGGTTTAGGAAACATCTATCTAAATGAAAACGGAAATTATTTCGTAAATTGGAAAAGGATCATTATCAAAATGCCCAAGAATATGGACAACGTTGTGAGTGATGTGCAAGTAAAGGTTACGGCGGATCATTTCCCTGTAACCGGCAGTGTCGGTGAAACCGTTGATGGGTGGACAATTGTGGAGTTTACCAACTCTACCCACGATTTACTGCGATTTGAAGTTCATTTGGAACATCAAACTTCATGTGTGCTTGAAACACGTGGATTCACGTTTGACCAGCGCGATACTATTATGGAAATCTTTACGCAGATGATGTTCGACTAACTAAAAACGAAATTGGGTTTCCTAACGTAGACAACTGTTGAAGCAAGATGCCGAAAATTCACCATCCTTACAATGCGCTAGACACGCTGAAAGATGCCGTGGAACGTCAGCTGGGCCATGATGATATTAGCTTGAAGTGGGAGCAGTCCGAGTACTGTGACCAAACATTCATTGTCTGGCTTCATACTAGGAATAACACGTACGAGTACAACCTAAAATTCTACCCAGAATTCTATGCGATGTCGGCGAGCAACAACTCGCCTAGCACACTTAATGCGATTATGAAGAACAAGTTTGATGAGGCTATATTCTACTAAAAACTAAAACCCGACCCGAGATGGGTCATTTTTTAATGACCAATTTCGTGTTTTTGTTTACGGTGTTGCGATGTGTTCGATGTTTAAGGGAAGCCTACTAAATGGGCGCCAATACCGAAGCCGGCACCGGTGCGGGCCGACGAGCCGACGCTGGGGGCATAGATATCCAGGATGGCGAACGTGGCTAGGGCAACGAGGGCAATCATGCCGATTTCAGACAGCTTGAGGCCCTTGCCGGGTAGGAGGTAAGCGGCAATGGCTACGGCTAGACCCTCGAACGCATACTTGATGGCACGAGTCGTGAGGTCGGCAAAGTCGACACCAGCAGGGGCGGCTACAGACTTCTGCTCGGGCATTTTTATAGAAAGGTCTAGAGAAATTATTGGGATTGAAGGACAATGCTGAAACGAATCAAAGTTAAAGTTGTTGTAGACCCAGATGCCCAGAGCCAGTATTCTATCACACACCCTGCTCAGATAGAATTTTACATTATGGCTTACTTAAGTGATCCAGACGGGTGGAGAAAGAAAGGGTACTTCTTTGAACCGGTATCACTAAATCAAGATGTACTTATCCACTTCTCAACCAACGCAACTATTCGAGACAAGTGTGGGTTCACGAAAAGTAAACTTTCCTGTGCCGAAATGTTTGGGAAAACTATGTGGATTAATGCGGACCGATGGTTTCACGGGTCACCAAAAAGCAAGTTGTCGTTAGATGATTACCGTCAATACTTAGTATCTCATGAAATGGGTCATATTTTGGGGCACGAACATGAAAAATGTCCTTGCCCAGGATGTCGTGCTCCGGTTATGATGCAACAAACGTTGGGAATAGGGGAGTGCACGCCTAACACTAGCGTTCGTTAGTTTAACAGCTTTCACAGACTACGATATAAGTAAACAAATGCCCAGCGAGACCCTACCCAAGCGCGAAGATGATGGACAGATTATAGATTATTTGGAGGAAGATCCGGAAATCCCGACCCAGCGTTACTGCATTGTATCCTTCATTTCGCCTGAGAAGGTTCTTAAGCAGAAGTCGGAGTTCATGAACGAGAAGTTCGTGGAGTGGCTGGAGTATGACTGGAAGATTAAGGGTATGGAGACGTTCATGGCGTACCTTTCCAAGAAGTATGCTCTGAAGGTTGATGACCTCTTTAAGGATATGGAGGATTTCCGTAAGGTTCACAACGAGGAAATCCGCAAGACGGATATTCACGAACAGTACCAGGTATTTCTCCTGAAGCGTGAGAAGGAGCTGGAGTCGGAGTTCAATGAGAAGGTAGAGTTCCGCACCAATGTTCGTGGCGTCAAGCTCCGTCGCGTGTTTGCGAACCTCGAGGAATGTCAGACGTACTCCAAGGTTCTCCAGCGCCGATACCCGAATGATAACCTGTATATCGGCAAGGTTGGTGCTTGGCTACCTTGGGACCCATCCGAGAACCTGATGCCGGAAGTCGAGTATGCCGAGAAGGAACTCAATGAGATGATGCGCAAGTACAAGGAGAACGAAGTGAATCGCGAAATCTTTTTCGAGGAGGAGAAGGCGCAGCGCATCGAGACCCAGAAGAAGGAGAACGAGGAGCGTCGTCGGAAGGCGCTGGAAGACTCAAAGAAAGATGCAGGTGTTGCCGATACGTCCGACATTGGTCGTGCGATTGAGAACAATGTTCACCCTGCCGAAGGTGGGGCGCTCCGAGACCTTTAAACAGTAAACTACTGTAATAAATAATGAAGTTTATCCACTTATCAAAAACCGAAATTGAAAAGTTTCACACTCCTAAAAAACTAGGTATGAATGTGAAACCCAAAGGGTTGTGGTTTGCGTGTGGAGACGACTGGAAGGAATGGGTGCGAGGCGAAATGGGCGATGATTGGCTTGAGAGTTACAAATACGAATACATTGCTGAATTGGACGAATCGAAGTTAATTGTCTTGGAAACCGTTAAGGATATTAAAGAATTCAACGACCAGTTTTCTGGAGATGATAAGTTTTATAGTATTGATTGGGACAAAGTGAAAAAGGACACGGGCAAATCTGGAATTTTTATTAAGACGCCGAACATAGCTAAGGCTCGACAGAAGTATATTTGGTATTCGACGTTTGATATTTGTTCAGTCGCAGTATGGAAGAAAGACGCTATCAAGACTTTCGTAGAGCATAAGATATAATGAGCTGCCCATACGCTTTCATTTTTGGAAAGCCTAGAGAGGGTGCACACAGTACCCGGTTTATGGGCTATGCGGTTGTCGACAGTATTGGAACAGTTTTGCTCGCAAAATTGTTGGCGTACATCTTTAAAACAGAGTTCTGGATAACTTTGTTTTTAACCTTTGTAACTGGCGAGATTCTGCATTACATTATGGGTGCTCAGTCTCAATTCCTCACGACCTTGGGACTCAGTGCGAATGTTTGTTCATACTAATTAATTATAAGACAACTCCTTCCTGACCTCCCCAGTTTGCCTTAAATTTATAAATATCTATATTTTCATAATATTCTGTTACTCGTAAAGTTCCGTTGAGGTAATAGTTTTGTGGCGACGCCCATGGAATTCGTCCAGTATAATTATCTAGAATCGTATTTTTGGGATCATTGTTAAATATATAATCTTCGGTAGCAATACACTCTTTCTTGAATTCTACAATATTATTGTTATTAAACTGTTTTTTCGATATTAACAGGTCTCTGAACTTATTCAAAATAGTCTGTGAATAAATACCAATATTCATAGACTTTGTATAAATTTTTATACTTGATACGTCAGAAACATCTATTGATTTCAGTTTACTGAAGAATGTATCTCCAACCTCACATGTATCATGGATATAAAAATAGTGTTCGTCGATATTACCACGATATAATTCGACTAGTGCTATTAATGCAGTGTAATCAATGCTGTTATAATTGCATTTGATATAGGTTATATTACCACTCTTCTCAAAAATATAATCATGCTCTCCAAAATTTCCCCCGATAAAAACCAGAACATCATATTCATTGAACTCGGGGTGTTTCTTCATACTTTCCAACAAGCAATGGAGTTCAATGCTGTTTTTTAAGTTTGAATTTATCGCAATTTTCATGGTTAGTTATTAGTGTTTTTCTTTTCCCTGCTGCTTAACGTGAACCCAAGGACTGTTCTTCTTTGTTCCGCGCATTGTGTCTGCCGAGTACTCGTCCTGCGACAACATCGCGCTGGAAAAAGGTTTATTGTCGGCCCACAAGGAATCATCACATAAACGAAATGATGGATGGTCACTTGCTTTGTACCAAAAAACCTGATCTTCAAGGCGGTTCGACTGAACCCCGTTGCAGATTACGAGACATTCGAAATTTTCGGTGCACTGGTCCATGAACTGACAGAACATTTCAAATGTTGGGAACATACCAGCATAGTTCTCGTAAATACGTCGTCGGTTTCCAAGAATGTTCTCACGCAAAATAAAGATAAAATCTACGTTTGTACGCAAATTAGGAGTAATACCCAAGGGATACTGCATAGTAATAATAGTCATCACATCAATGTGTCGACCGTTCATGAAAATGTAACGAGTAGACTCTTCCTTAATCCAAGTATTATCAAAAAGACAATCGTCCAAAATCAGAAAGGCGCGGGGGTCAGTAGACGAATTACCGCCAGACCTTCCCTTTTCTCCGTTTCGAGCCGTTTTCACACCTAACTGCCGCTTAATAACATTCATCACAATTTCCGGACGGTACTTGTCGTGAATCAGTTTGGATGGAACCATATGCTGAAAAAACTCGTTTGCGACCTCAGTTGCCGAAATCACTGTTCCGATCGGAAAACATGTTTGGGTGTTGAACAGAATATCACGCACCAAGAAAGATTTACCAGTATCTTTCTTTCCGATCAGAACAATCATTGGAGACTTTCGAGAATCTATTTCACATCTATCTTTGAGCATATTGATATCGAACTTCTTTATTGAAAAGTTCATGCTCATCTTGCTTTAAGTGCGTGAACTTTTTAGTTTATGTTTAACACGCCATAATAATATGGTTAAACGCAAACCGACGTCCTCAAGTAGCGACCTTCGTACCAACGCAGTCGCACTCTCTGTGCAACGATACGAAACACTTAAAGCTCAGCAGCCATGGGGAATCAGGCACATACAACCCTTTTTTCCACCTATCCAGAAACTGTTCAAAACTGAAGTTCGTGATTCACCGCAAGAGTTTGGATTTAGATTAGATGAAAGTGTTTCTGCGATTATAGACTCGACTTCAATCCGAACGTCGAAAGGCCATACAGTTCCAGTACATCGCAAAACTACTATGCTCTTATCACCTTTTAAGTGGATGCAGGGAGATTATGGTTCATCTCTAGGTCTTCCTACCACCGAAGAACAATCTGCCGAAATCCAACGAAAGATTCAAGACCCAAATAACGCAGCCTATGTCGGTGCCGTCCTTTCTGTTATTCTAGCCCAGTCTGGATGCCCTCATTTCCCGAAAGTGTATGGAGTATTCACGGGAGTCGCAGAAAAGCACACCATTGATATCTCAGACGATTACGCCGATTTATCAGAGCGCTCATGGTTTTCTTCCAATATCGGAAAAACTTTCGATATCCGTCTTACCGAAGGTATTCATGCATCTGGTGATTTCAATCATACTCGAGGAGCGCGCGCAGGTATTTTGCTAGGGGAAGAAATCACACTTGAAAACGTAGAAGAACTTCAAGCGCCAGAAGTTTTACCAACCGAACCTGCTGAGATGAATCAGATGATGCGAGATGCAGATGATACCGATGATGACGAGAGTGATAGTTCGTCCGTGTCTACCTCTTACATTTTCGGAATTAAGTCTTGTGAATGCGAATCGGATGAAGAGGATGATGAGGAAGATGATGATTGTGAACCGTTTGCATGGGCATCATTTACCAACGTTCCCGTTCAAATAACAGTTATGGAAACATGTACTGGAACATTTCACGAACTGTGTTCAGCAAATCCCGATTCAAATAAACACCTCGATTGGCTGACCCAAGTAATATTCGCTCTTGCTTTTGCCCAGCGTAATTATGGATTCACGCACAACGATTTGCATTCCAATAATGTTATGTATGTTCCCACAGAACGTGAGCATATGTTTTATAGTTGCGGTGGATCGTTCTTCAAAGTTCCCACGCACGGATACCTTATTAAACTAATTGACTTTGAGCGAAGTATTGGATCGGTTCGTGTAATAGGAATGAAAGAACCCAAACTGTTTATGAGCGACCATTTCTCCGTAGAGGAAGAGGCTGGAGGACAGTACAATTTTGAGCCATGGTATATCCATAAATATCCCGAAATCAAACCTAATCCATCATTCGATCTTGTTAGGTTAGCTACATCTATGTTCTGGGACTTGTTTCCAGAAGGACCTGGACACAAAGAGTACGAAACAAACAAAGTGTATATTCTTTTTATGAAATGGTTAACGTTGGACGATAACCAATCAATCCTCTTTGGAAAAAAGGATGCTCAACATGATCGGTATCATGGCTTTTATCTTTACAAGGCGATAGCTCGCTACTGTAAAAATGCAGTTCCCCGCACCGAAATTATGTCTTTGAAATCTACGTATTCAGTCAATTCTCTCCCTCCTGGAGAATACTGTTGTATGATTGAGGCTTGAGATTGGATTAAAAAGATGGCTTACCCACAAAAATGTCCTGAACACTGGGAATTTCCATAGTCTTGACTGCGTCGGCAACAACTTCACTGGATGTCGCAAACACTACCCCAGCCGTGATAATACCCCCAAATATCGACAGCTTTCCTGCATCTACCCACACAATGGGTTCGTTTTTTGACCGACGCTCCAGAGCATACACAATAAAGCATACTAGCGCAACAGACACAGCCGCAATAACAATCATCATTTATTTATTCTGCCGTCAACCAAAATTCTACAAGTTTAGAACGAGAGTGTTATCACCCTCCGCTCCAAGCTTTCCTTCGATTTCTTTCAGAGGATCATCGGCTTCTACCGGCTCTGGCTCCGGCTTCTTGTCCATATCCTCAAACTCAATCGTAGTTTCTTCCTCACCAACCCGAATATCGGCTCGCTCCTCGTTATCCGTTCCATCATCTTCCTCATCGCTCTCACTCTCGTTCTCTTCAAACTTTACCTGTTGAACTGGAGCGGGTGGAGGAGGGGGAGGTACATCGTGCGTGGGCTGTAGAACAGGTAGAGTTTCAGAAACGTACTCGTCATCGGCAAAGTACTTCTTAGCAATAGCTTCCCATGGAAGAAAGCTACGAATCGTCTGCTCCATACAATCCGTCACCACCTTTTCTACTTCCTGCCGATTACGCGCTTGCTGCTCCGTAGATACACCCACCGTCTTGAAATAGTACGCCATCTGCCATAGCTTGCGCGCAGACTGTTTGTAAAGTTCATGTACAAACTTTGCGAACGTCGGGCGGTCAAAATCAATTTTGATTTCAGAGGACGAGCCACGGTAATGTAGAGACGCAAACGATTTCATGTAAGAAATGAATACGCCCATTAGAAGGTCATCCATATACGTGCATCCCGACACCTTAATGATACGTTCAACTTCAGTGGATAGAGTAGATTCAGTCCAATCGGGAATACGCGTTAACATATTCTGGAACGTCCGTAGAATCTGGTCTATCTGGCCATTACGTTTGCAGAGTTCCTCGGCCGAATCACAGATGCTCCAGAATCCATCGGCGACCGGACTTACAAGAAGACCTACGAGATGTTCGCGTAAATGAGCCTTGGCGAATTCAGTGGACGACATTTACTAGTTTTACCCACTATAAACCTATGCAGGAAACGCATCCTTAAAAACGGATTTTATTAGTCTAAGTTACAGCAGATTGTTCCCTGTTATAAATATCTTACCTTAAAAGCTTACAGCCTTAAGAAAGATGTCCGACACCCCGACGATGAATTCCAAGGCGGCGCTCAAGCTCATTTCTGAGATTGAAGCTCGCACCGAGAAGCTGAAGGCGATGTTTGAACCTGTTCCTGCGAATGCGGGTGCTGGTAAGTCGGATAGCGAAAAGACAGGACCGGTGCGCAAGACGCGTACCAAGAAGACCTCGTCAGCTGATGAGGCACCCAAGACTGCCCCGCGGATTTCGCGGATCGCAGGCAAGGACGCTGAAGCTCTCTACACGGGCTTCGACAAGGACGATAAGAAGGGTCGTACGGCGCATCGCGAGGCTTTCAACAAGTATGTTGAGAGTCTGAGCAATGATGTGTTCATGGCTAAAGACAGCCAGCGTGCTCTCATTGACGAGTTCAACAAGACTATCACAGTCACGACCGCTGAGCCGGTGACGGATGGTCACGAGAGCGCTGCGAGCGAGGCCGAGTGAATTAACTTGTGCAACCACGAAAATCAAAAATCCTAAAAACGCCGAAAGGCAACTTTTTACTTTACTTGCGTCCTTTGCCCTTCGTCTTACGAGTCTTGCGCGTTTTACGTGCCTTTTTTGCCGCACGACGTTTGCGTCCACCATTGCGACGAGTTCGGTCTTCCGCCGAAGCTTCGTACGCTAACTTGCGCGCCTCAGCCGTATTAGGAATATCAACTTGCATAATATCTTCCGGCTTACTTGTGGTATCGGGGGGTGACACTGGGTTACGAGACCGTTTGTACCCGATAGTCTGATTACGCGGGGGTGAGAGAGATAGAGGGTCGTACGCAAGAGCTTTATCTATGCTGACTTTCTGCTGGCTCATTTACTTTACTCTCCCCAAAAAACTACTTTACATTCGGGGAATGAGAATTCAAAAAAATGCCGGACTCCGGGACATTCAAAAAGTATACGAGGCACTACGAGTTCAGTAAGTTGGGAGTTCACAAAAGGCTCAAATCTATCATACTTCGACCATATTTCTTGAAAGCATAGAAGATGATGATTTCGAATACGAGTACTGTTCCTCTCGTAAAACTGTAGCTCATCAAACTTATCTGCTTCCGGTTCGACTACGATACTACTATACTGCTGAGCACTTCTATTGTACGCCATCTCACAAACTGCTCTCCACACGGTCTGCCACAACCCTATTGTGCGAAACGCATAATATGGTTGAGTAAATTCATGCGTGGTTTCAATGTAAGCAACAATCTCCATTGCGATACTACGTTCTTACCGTGTAAAAGTTTAACCCATAATCAATCCCCACCAAAACATCGGGAACGGAAGACCGAATATTGGGAAAAGTCCAAAAGTGAATAACGCTAGAGTTCCAATAACATACCCTCCTCCCTGAAACAGTGTTGCACCATATTCTGCTCCTACCCGGATACTCGTGAACCAAACAGTCAACAAAATGCAGAAAATAGCTTTGGTGAACAACATCGAAATAATTGACCATACCACGTTTACAGGTTTAGAATCAGCTGACGACATATCCGTGCTTGATGGTGCTGAGAGCTTGAACTTTTTACCGTCGGCAATCTTGTACGAGCTTGCCTTTCCGTTAATTGTAGTATCTACTTTGAGAAATTTCGGTTTATTTGGGTTAGGGTCTGGAATACCTACAGTTGCAGGGTTCACGGTTATATCGATACTCCCATCATTCATGTACGTCCGTATCGCGCTTGTAACATCTGCCCAGTTCCCGTCATAACCATACTGCGCCTTTTTGATTTGAAGACCAGATGCGATTCGAGCTGGGGGCGCACTAATACTTATGCTGTCGCCATCGACTGCCGTTTCAATATTCGAATTTCCACCATTAATCGTGTAATTCACGGTTAGTGTTTTCAATTGACCAGGTGCTGGGTCTTTCACATTCAGGGCCGCTGGAGTGACTACGAACTTTATGTCGCCATCTTTGTTTTTAGCAGCTACTGCGCGAGCTACATCTACACTTTTTGAACCAACGCCATAGGACGCCGACTGAATATGTATGCCGGTGGACATTCTTATTATACGGCAGGATTATGAGCTGAAAACAACGTTCGCAACACCGCCCATGATTCGGAGATAATTGTAAGATTCCACAAATACCCTTACACCAAACGTGTATTGGTACTGCGATGTAGCAAGTGCTGACCCAGTCTGTACGACAGTAACCACATCATTCGGACCATACAACAGTCGTCCATTCTGGTCTACGGCTGCAGGGTTAACAACCGTAGGATTCGCGTTATTGACCGTGGATTTCAGTACGCACGATACAGTTTGAGTCTGCCCCGACTGAACGGTAGCGAGCGCTGGCTGGACGTACGTGTTTCGCAGAATAGGTTTGTTGAACATAGACCCATTCAGATGTCCACTTGGCTGAGTTGTTCCGTGTTCAAGTGCGAAAGAGTACGAATACAACCCTGGGATACTGCTCGATGTCTGGCCAGTTTGGTGACGGTAATTCTGGAGCTGGGAGAAGAAGTAGGTCTGCTTGTATGAGAACCGCTCCTTTCCATCGAGAATAATTGCGGATTCCAGTAAAATGTCCCGCTGCGACGTGTTTGTGGGAAGAGCAACCCCCGATGAATACTGCGGAGTCATGTACAACATGCCGGTAGAATCCTGTGGTGGTTTGTAGGGGTCTACCCAGTTCGTATAGTTATCATAATCATTCTGCTGGAGACGGTCAAAGCGCTGAGCGACCCACACCATTTGAGTACACAAATTTCGCATGAGTACTAGAGTATCATTACTTGCTCCTGCAAGACCATCCCCACTTGTTACATCTACTTGGTTCATTATGAACGAATGTTCATTCTTCGTTATATGGATAAGTTCGGCATCATTTAGGAAAATGTAGTTGGCTTCAATGAATGGACTCAATTTCCAGAACATAAGGGTAGGATTGGTAGGAACTGGAGCGGGTGAATATGTGGGAGGCGACAAGAAATTGTTCATCGTCATAATTGGACTACTTGGATCAGGAGCTATACGTACTCCAAAATTTGGGTTCGCAACTCCACCAATCTGCTCACGCACATCGCGAATCGTGAATAGTTGGTACATATTTTTCAATTCAATCACGATTTCTACGGTAGAATAGGTTAGTGCCGAAATAGGCAGAGCAGCTCCCACGTTTTCGCAAAACCAAAAATGGAGAGGAATGTTCAAAACTTGACCGTAAAGTGACGGCTCTGCGGCTGATGTCGCGGTAGAAATCGCATGCGGGTACTGGTTCATTCGGTCGTATGCGTTTGCTGGGTCGTATAGCTGCCGAACGTTTCCGACCATAGAGTTCACCATAGTCTTCTTATTCGCATCAAAATTCAAATCGGCATACAGTTTCATCCATTCTCCAGTATGACGCACAACTTCCTGTCCGTTAATAACGACTGACGCATAGTTAATCATATTGTACCCGATATTTCGTACCCACTGAAACTCATAGCCTATCGCAGCCGCATTTGCGTTGAGGTTTGGGTGAGTTCCCGGAACAACTTGATGGACCGGTGAGTAAATGTTCGGGAGCGTGAGTACTAGATAACAATCATTCACTAACTGTGCGAACTGCTCAACCTTCGCACGAAGAGTTAGAGATCCGGATGCCGGTAATTGTAAATTGGTTGTTTTGAACACCAATTCAAACTGTTCCATCGCAAAATCCGTGTGGCGCTTGTAAACAGACCTAAAATGCGTGAACGAGGGGTTCCCACATACTAGTTGATCTTGTGCACCTTTGTTCACTAATTGCATTAAGCCGCCCATCTTACTTATTTACTGAATAGTTTTATGTGTGAAGACTCCGCATTTTTTACATCCAGTTGTCTTCACGGTTATTGGAGTTGTAGTGCAGCTACACAGCGTATTCAACGTCAGAGATTTCGCGTTCGGGTTCGTAGGGTTCTCTGCTCGGGTTATATACGTCAATTTCTGTGACGCCATGAAATCTGTCCATGATGATGCTGGACGGCGAATTTTAGATGTTCCAACTACTTTGGAAATAAGCATTGCCTGGGAATATCCTAGTTGAGGATTACCTGGTGGGGCAATGTCTTCGTTTGTAGCAAGATTCGCAGATACATAGGTTGTCGCACCACGAAGACGCTGGATGCGGGTCCATTCTCCTGCAGATAATCCACGAGTACCAGCAGAAATATTACTGGCCATTCTCTTATACTACAACGTGCGGAAAAAATGAAATAGATGTCGGGCCAGTACGTCGTCCAATCTGAAGAAGTCGTTTCTCATCCCCCCACGCACCATAATCAAATATCTCATTGCTCTGGGGGTCTAATACCATCGCCATTCCTTTCACTTTAATTATCTGCAGACGCCTCTTTCGTTTAACGAGGTTCAGAGTATACAATTCATCTTTTTCATCATCGAGGTATTTGGGGCGGTACGCTAAGTCTTCAGCAGTTACAGATGTATCAAAACGCATACATTGAATCACTGGCTGTTCTTTCGAATGTAGTTTTCGGTGAATTTCACAATCAACGGCCGACTGCTTTAGTACCAACGCTAAACTCTTGATAAGACGGTTCTTACGAAAAGAAACATCGTACAAATACTCATCCGAGCTCATAAATGCTTCACGAGGTTCATCCCCCTCATACATTTTCATACCGGTATCGTTTCGGCGAATAAGGACTACATTGTTCTCTGACGATGCCGTTTGTTCTGGAGTAAAAACAGACATATAAAGTTTCACTGTGACTGTGCGTTCTTCGGGAGGAAGTGAAGAGTGGGAATTCAATCGGATAGCACGTCCAATAACCTGGTCAATACGTGCAGGATTCCAGTAGGGTTCCATAATGTAAACATTTCGGACATTTAGTAACGTAATACCCTCAGCCGCACTCGACGATCCCATCAAAATACACAACCGTTTTTCCTTGATTGAATCTTTAAGTGCCGCTGGAAATGTGTCCGTATATTGACCATTAAATATTTGACGCATAAATTCAAGTTCATCCTCTTCTTCGTCTCCAGTATACATTCCGTATGCGGGCTTACCCTTTTCCATCTTAGGGTCTTCTTTCCATTGTCCGCCTTCCTTAATAAGCTTATATCTCTGAAACCCATTGTGTTTTAATACCAACCCAAATACACCCAGACCTTCTAGAGTTTTGTATTGCGAATACACGAACTGGTTTCTCCAAGGTTTGTTTTCACCTACTCCCTCCTTCAAATCTTTCAGCATTTGAGCCATCTTGGGAGAGTATAGCGCCAAACTTTTGGGAGATAAGAACCGCTCAGGTTCTGCATCGAGTTTGTTAAGAATTACAAGTTTGTCTTCGGAAATAGGATTGCCCCACATAGACGTCTCAGTTTCTCCTGTTTCCTCGGACATCTTGTACTTGAATTCGGGAGGAATGGCGTAATTGCAAACAAGACGAGACGCTGGGCGGTATGAACCCATATCGTCATTCAGAGAAGGCATACGTTTCTTTTTGGCTTCACGCTCCAACTCTTCTTTGCGCGCAGTTAAGTATCGCAAAAACTGCTCATCGGACATTGGGATTTTCGTGAGTGTTTTATCTTCGTCTAATCGTTTCGGAAGCAGGTTTTCATCAGCACCTCGGTAGTATGAAACAAGACCCTGGATACGTCGACCGAACAATAATGCGTTCTTGATTTTAAGCCCGTCAACAAACGTTTTCATGAATTCTTCGAAATCAGTGGGTAAACATTCTAGGAGTTCAGTAGACATCTTCGTTTCATCTTCCAACTGAATACCTGGGAACTTTGTTTCAAAGTCTATTTTCCACTTCGAAGCCCAAACTTTTATATCTGGTTCTTGCTTGAAATCCTTATTGTATTTTACAGCAATACGTTCCCCTTTATCATTGTACACGCTCTCAAAATTTGGAGGATTGCGAGTCAACATAAATACTCGTCTCACTGAGTTGTATTCGATAGTATCTACATCCTTCAATTGCCGGAAAAAGGCCGTCATCATTCCTTCGTCCCATGTGATTGCCGATTTTGTAGGAACATTCACTCGCTCAATTGCTCCTCGCAAAAGATTCATGAGATACGCGATTTCCTGGGGACGGTTTATGACCGGAGTTCCAGATAAACATACAATCTTCATATTTTTAGCTTTGTACATGTAATCAAACAGCCGCATCTTGGTTTCTCGTTCATTGAACACTGACCCAATTAAGTTATGCGCCTCTTCCAAAACTACCACCGAGTCATCAAACATACGTTCGGAAGGAAGAATACGATCCACATTCACTTTGCTGATTCCGTTGTACCGGATAAACGTAAACCGCGAATTAATCGTATCATTAATTTGTGTCTCAATACGTTTCTTAAAATCAGGTGTGAGAGTGCTGAAATTCGGTGCGGCATCTTTTACGGTAACAAAAAAGGCTCCATTCTCGTCAAGGTACTTTTCAGTAACTCCTAGAGTCTTTGCTAATTCCCTGTCCTCCAATGTTCTGATTTTATGTTCTTCCCAATGTTGTTCAAACTTGTAAATTGGATCTCCGCAGTTACGAATCTCATTCTTGTAATTGTCCTCAAGTCGAGCTGGTGTGATAATATAAATCTTCTTGTTGCCCATGAGAGATTCTGCGACTGCGATAGATGAACATGTTTTTCCCGAGCCGAGACCATGGTAAACCAAGAGACCTCGATACGGAGTTTCTATCATAAGGTAATCGCGCACCAGCTTCTGGTACGGTTGCAATTGGAATCCCTTGGTTTCTGTTCCCTCCACATCCTTTTGCCGGTATTTCATAAATATCCGAGTTATAAAGTCAGAGAACGCCTTGCGATCAGGCAGTACGAAAGACATCCCACTTATTTTTGGGGACGAAGATATAATGGAGAGTTTTGAAGCAACAGTTCGCAAATCGCCTAAGCTCTGGATGGTAGCATTTTACTTGTTTTTTGTGGCCGCCTTTCTTTACGTAAAGCCAGCTATGGCGTTCGGTAAAGATGGTAATGTTCGGCCTTTCGGTGTAGCCAAGCGCGAGGCAACTGTATTTCCCCTCTGGTTGTGGATGCTCGGACTTGCTGTAGTATCCTATCTCCTGGTTGTCTGGATTTTGGACTTTGATTTCTAAGCAGTGGGTGGTGGTACAACAGGAGCTGACGCAGCAGCGTCCGCATGTTTCTTTGCATTCAGTTTGGCCAACAAGTCCGTCTTGAACTTCGACATTTCATCAGCGGTCGCAACACATACCTTTGTTTCCGAGTCGTGTACTGTCCAGACCGTCATTGGCCAGAGAACAAGCATTAAAATGTATCCAATACCCACTTTTAACGCGGTGTCTTCGTTGAGTCCTAAACTAACAAAAAAGTTCTTGAACGGTTCGCGGATAACGGTTAGGAAACTTGCGAGGAGATACATCAAACTCGGTGCTGCCGCGGTTATTGCCCCGTTCTTCAATGAAACCAAAAAATTGGTCTTTCCGCATTTTGAAAATGTCGTGGCCATCATGATAACCAACGATCCAACAGTTAGGCACGCAAATATCACACCAGTGTATGTGAATGCTTCCATTTGTTATTCCGGGATACTTTGATAGGAAGAAACTAGACGTTCCAGTCGAGAAATCAGATCCAGCCTCTCAACATAGTGCGGCCGGATCGAACCCCGACATTCCGTGAGTGTTTTCCATCCTACTTCCGATACTTCCTTGCTCTGCATAAACGTTAACTTCTGACCAAGATTAATCAGTTTGGAATCTTTTAACATCGCTACGAAGTAGATGTGGCGGTACATAATGTTATTTGTACCCTTGAACGTTTCCGTAAAACTTAGTTTGTCATGGAGAGTATACGAATCTGGATGAATGTTTGTTTCTTCAAAGAATTCTCGCTCGGCACACTGAACATCAGTTTCTCCGCGCATACGTCGACCTTTTGGAAATCCCCATTCCGGGTCCGTATATTTTGAAGGAAAGTCGCTCACTATCTTAGCACGGTCGAGTTGATAATATTTAGATTTTGAAATCTCGTACTCTGCTGAATGCGTGTCTCGCCCCTGACCCCACAGCTTCGTCCACAATGTATCAAATTCCTGCTCCACAATAAGTTTCTGTTCAGGAATAGTCATGTTTCCAACCAAACGGTTTGTGTATTCGGGATTTCCCATATCATACTTCCCCCGAATAAATTCCATATACGCCATAGAATCCTTACGTTTCACCATCAGGATACCCACCGTTCGTGGGTCTACAGGAAGCTTCAGGGGATCATAAGCCCCTCGTATAAGAAGAATCCCGCACGAGATTATGGGGTCTTTACATGTTCGAAACACGTGTCCTTTTTCACCACAATTGTTGCAGTACATTTCCTTCAAACTCATTTCACTGTTCTATCGTCCGTTTTTTACTTCCGGCTTTCTAACAAATGGGTGGAAGCTCTACAAAACCTCAACTACCTTCAGTTGCGACGCTCGGAGTTGAGTCAGGAAGCTTTTCCGGAGCCGATGTCGCCCGAATTAATGCCGTTAACACTGCATCTCAGAAAGCGTATCAGGATGCAGTACTAGCTGCCCAACAGACTGCTATGTACTGGAAATACTTTTTCATCAG